GCCGCTTCCCTGCCGACATGTATTACTTCCGCGCGCAGGAAAACCTTTGGACGCAGCCGGGTGAGTTCGGCAGCTATGACATCCGGCCGCGCCATTTAACGCTGCTGCGCCCGAATCTGCTAACGCTCACCAGCGTTCAGTATTACGACCAGACGAACACGCTACAGACGCTCGATCCTACGTGGTATCTCGTCCATGCAGACCAGGAACCGGCCACGATCGAGCTGCTGCAACCCTACATGTGGCCGATCGTCTATACCCGCGAAGATGCGGTCCAGATCACTTACGACGCCGGCTATACGCCAACGTCTACCGGCTCGCCGCCAGTGTTCGACTATGCGGCGAACGTCCCCGATTCGATCAAGCAGGCGATATTACTGCGCGTCCAGCAGGACTACGACGCAATGACGCCGGACAAGTGGAACCAGCTACAGGGCGCGATTGATGCGCTACTCGGTTCCTATCGCGTGTTCAACTTCTAATGGCGATCGTTAGTAACACCGACGCACGCCGATGCGATCAGCGCATTACTTTTCAGCAGAAGGTCACGGCGCAAGACCCGAACACTGGTGAGATAACTTTCACTTGGGCCGATTTCGCCACGATATGGGCGTGCATAGACGCCACGAAAGCTAGCGAGCGGTTCGCGGCGCAGCAGGAGCTTTCCGGCAACGACTTTACGATCTGGATTCGCTGGCGCGGTGACATCGATTCCAATATGCGCATTCTCTGGAATGACCGCATCTTCGACATAACCGGCATTCCGGATCAGCAGCGGCGCGGGCGGTGGCTATCTGTGTTTGTGACAGCGGGAATAAACAACGGCTAAGGTGAAATCATGCTCGATAAGATCATTGCTGATATTGCGGATCACGCCGAACGGCGCGCCCAGAACAATCTGATGCTGGCCGAAGATAGGATAGAGGATGTTTTGGCGGCGGAGTTCGGTATCAATCTGCGCGATAAAGCTATCTCGATCCCAGAAATGGCGCTTTATGTGGCTGCCGAAAGACAAATGGCAATGCACAATTTACGCGATGGCCTTTTCAAGCTCGCATTCCCCGGCCGCCTAGGCTAGCCCTCATGGCGACTCCCTGGAAAATCCCGCGCGTATGGGAAAACCGCACTGTGGCCGTGCTCGCGTGCGGACCATCGATGTCGCAGGAAGTGGCCGACTCTGTTTCTGGCTTGCCCGTCATTGCCGTCAATAACGCTTTCACACTGGCACCGCGCGCCAATGTTTTGTACGCCTGCGACTCCAAATTCTGGCTGCACTACACAGATGCACTGGCCTTCAAGGGTCTGAAAGTCACGCTTGACGATTCGCTGCCGCAATGGTCAGTGCGCCTGCTGCGCAATCTCGGCAAGTCTGGGTTTGACCCCGACGATTTGAGCGGAGTTCACGCCGGCTGCAATTCAGGCTATCAGGCGGTGCAGCTCGCCATCAAGGCCGGCGCTAAACGTGTCCTCTTGCTCGGATTCGATATGCGCGGCGATCATTTCTTTGGCAGCCATCCCGCGCACTTGCAGGACAGCGATCCGCACGTTTTTAGCCGCTTCATTGCAGAGTTTGAGAAGGTGGCTCCGCTCTATGCGGAGCATGGCGTCGATGTCGTGAACTGCACGCCGGGATCGGCGCTGCATTGTTTCCGTATGAGCACCGTCGCTGAGGAGCTATCGCACGAGCCATTCTGGCGCGACACGGCCATGATAGATAACAAGGCCACGATAGAGATTCCGGAGGCGTCCGCGCCGCCTGTCGTGATTGACCACATGGAGCGCATTAACCGCATCCTCCGGGCGCAGCATGGCCGAGATTGAAGTTCGCGGGCTACGCGAACTCGGCGACGCTCTGAAGGAATTTCCGGAAGTCATTGGAAAGAAATATTTGCGTAAAGCCACGTTCGCAATGGCTCAACTCATCGAACAAGACGCTATCTCACGCGCCCCGGTCCGCACTGGCGCGCTGAAATCTCACATTGCGATATTCAAGCGCAAATCAGACGGCGACACGGCCGCATACGCGATTGGCATTCGCGGAATAAAGCTGACAAGAAAACTAAAGAATGTCTTACGTATCGTGCGCAAGGCGAATGGCGGTCAGCGGACGATGATTGCTGGCGATGTGTTCTATTGGCATTTCATGGAGTGGGGGTATCACGATCGAAAGGGGGTTTTTCATCCCGGAGTTCGATTCATGACCAAGGCTTTTGAGGCTCAAAAGCTCAACGCCATAGACAAGTTTCGCGAGTCACTTGCCGATGGCGTAGCTAGAGCTGCCGAAGAGGTGAAAAGAACAGCATGAGCCTGCCCCCGATATTTACAGTGCTGGCAGCAACGCCGGCAGTAACCGCGATCATAGGCACAAGCCCGGTGCGTTGCTATCCGGCCGGCAGCATTCCGCAGGTTGATGGCCTAGACCCTAACGCGAATCTGCCGTGCGTGACGTGGCAGTCCATCGGCGGCATGCCTGAAAACATGCTGGGCGAACGTCCGGTCGTCGATAACCTGCGCACACAGATCGACTGCTGGTCAACGACATTCGGCGGCGCTGATGCGCTGTCTTCCGCGGTTCAGATCGCGCTAGAGACGCACGGCTATTGCGTCAGCATCAACGGCCACGACTACGACGATACGACGAAGCGCTACCGCGCCTCGTTCGATTGGTCGTGGTGGGTAACGCATTGATTTAGCTGGCAGCCGTGAGGCTCCCTTAAGGCTAGACGCGAGCGGAGCGCGATAACTCCGCACTTATTTCGGCTCAGCGCTGAGTCGAAAAACGGCTGTCATTCGCGACAGTCGTCCGCAACGCAGTGATGCGTCGCTTTTCCCATCGATGGAGTCAAAGCAATGCCTACAAAGGCTTATTCAACCCAAGGCAGTCAGCTCTATTTTGCTGATACCACGGCGTCCCCCGCTGTTGTCGATCCAATCGCCCAGATGACCGGCTTCACCGGCCTTGGCGGCAAGAAGACCAAGATCGACATCACGAACTATGACTCGGTGAACTACAAGGAATATCAGGGCGGTTTGCTCGATGCCGGCGAACTGACTTTTGACCTTGTTTGGGACTTCACGAACGCGAATCATATCCTCGTGCAGCAGCTTGCACAGGCTGCGAACGCATCGCGTTATTTCGTGTTCGGCGCCAGCGATGGCACCGCACCGCCGACGTTCACCGGCACGCTTGCTTCACCGCCGATCGTGCTCGTTCCGCCCGTCACCGCCTCGCCGAAACATTACTCGCGTTCCGGCTTCCTGTTTTTCGGCTACTTCTCGATGTTCCAGGTCGATGCGCCTGTCGATTCGATCATCAAGGTGCACGCCGCAATCCAGCAGTCAGGCGGTATTACGACGTTCGTTAAGGGCGCCGTCGCTACCTAACCGCTTGCCTCCAACGGCTCACTCTCCTACGGCTATGGGAGGCGGCAGCGTCGGCGCCTTAGCCGTGCGCGCTGTCCTACGGCGTTGTCGTCTCCCACCATTTGAGGACGTATGAAAACCGAAGCTATCTCGATCACAGTCAACGGCAAGCCCGTTACATGCAACATCCGCAAGATGAAGTATCGCGAACGCATGCGCGTCGCCGGCCTACTCCGCAAGGTTCCTGACGAACCCGGCGTCGAAGTCGATCCAGATGCACCACCCCGCTTCACCCTCGCCAGCGTCAGCGAATACCAAGTCGCTTTGATCGTCGCGAGCCTCTGCAATGAATCCGGCAAACCCTTTTTCACCCCCGACGAAATCGACGAGTGGGACGATGCCGATATCAAGGCCGTTCTTACGCTCGACGATGAGTTCAACAAGACCGCGCCGGATGCGGTGGAAATCGCAAGGGGAAACTCCGCAGCGACAGCGAACGAAGGTACTTCATCGGCCTAGCCGTGAAGTTGTGTCGGACGCCAGCCGAGCTAGAGGAAACGCTGGACTACTCCGATTTCGTTGAGCTGATCGCGCTTGATTCACTCGATCAAAAACCCGCCTCGCCATTCGGCAGCGGTCCCGAAGCCGAACTATTTGAGCACCTGAGCTGATATGGCTAACCCCATTGGATCACTTTCGATCGACGTCATCGCTAACATAGCGGGACTCGTCAGTGATATGGGCAAGGCCCAGCAGGCTAGCTCGCGTGCTGCGCAACAGATGCAGCGCGATTGGCAGAGCGCTGCAGACACCGTTACCGGAGCGCTGGCCGGCATTGCTGGCGCTATCGGTGTCGGGTTCTCAATAGAAGGCATCGTCGATTTTACGAAAGCTGCGCTATCTGCCGCTGAGCAGGTAGATCACCTTTCGCAGTCGTTGGGCGCCAGCGCGCAGACCATACAAACGCTGAGTTTCGCGGCTGGATTGACTGGCTCGCAGCTAGATATAATGTCCGGCGCTCTAGAGAAGCTGGAAAAGGCCGGCGAAATAGCCACTGCTGGCGGCAAGCAACAGGCCGAAGCCTTTCGCGCCATCGGCATATCTGCCACAGAGCTTGCCGCGCTCCTGAAAGACCCGGATCAATTGATTCAGGTTGTCACGCAGCACCTGTCTGAGTTCCGCGACGGCTCGGCAAAAACCGCCGTCATTATGGAATTGATGGGCCGCGGTGCGGCGCAGAACACGCCGCTGATAAACAAACTCGGCCAGTCATTCGACGATCTCAAAACCAAGGGCCAGCAGCTCGGCGTAGTACTGAGCGATCAAGACACGCAGGCGCTCGCCAGCGCGCAGGAAGGCATAAACCTGCTGGGGCAGGAAGCGAAAGGGCTCGCAAATCAATTCACGATCGCCCTGCTGCCCGTCATTACACAGATCACGCACGCATTTAGCGAATGGATGCAGTCGGATGCCGTCAAGAGTGGCATTAAGGTAATCGTCGAGGACATTACCGCGCTTATCGCGGTTTTGGCCGAGGTTCCTGCCGATGTTAGGTCGGCCGCAACAGAGTTCGACTCCTTTGCGAAAGACATCCTCGGCGTCGATGACGCGCTAGAAAAGTTCCTGAACCTAGCGCCGCAGGTCAAGAACGATAGCACCGGGCTATTCAATTTCGGCGGCAAAGACAGATTGCTGCCCGGTGTTGCTGAGGCGCGATCCTTCATAGCTTGGCTGAACTCGCCCACGGCGGGCAGCGCCCTAGCTAACAAGATGTCGATTGGCGTCCAGAGCGGCGCCGGCAACTTCGCGTCCGACCTGTCGGCGAGCATGTTGTCTGCGATTCCGAATATCGATGCGTTCGGCGCGCATATCGATCTGGCTGGCGGCAAGGTCCAGACGGCCGGCAACAAGGAACTCGACTACAACGCAAAGGTAGGCACGACCAAAGACACGCTCGGGAAAGTTTCGCAGGAAGCGCAGAAGTTCCTAGACCAGATTGCCAGCTTCGGCGCAGACAAATATACGAAGGTCTGGGATGAGTACAATTCCAAGATCAATCAAGCCGATCTGCTCTACGCCAAGCTGCTGGCAAGTGGCGTAAGCCTCACCCAGGCGCAGCAGTTCCTTCAGACCGCCGTCGCGCAGCTCACCGCTGGCTTTGACGCGCAAGTGCAGGCGATGCGCAATGCGAATGACGCAGACGCGATCCTATCGACGGCCTACGCCAAATCCGAATCCGACCTCACCAATCAAATCAGGCTGCTCGGCCTAGACGCGCAAGCGCGCGAAGCGGACGCGCTCTCTACGAAGCTGATTAACGCAGCGCTCGGCGACATGAAAGATTTCATGGGGCCGTTGACGCAGGCGCAGCAGGATGAGATCGACAAACTGCATCAGCTCGCCGTTGGATTCACGGCGCAGAAGACCGCTATCGATCTGTCGCAAGAGGCGACTAAGGAATGGGTTTCGATCTGGCAAACCGCGGGCGATAACGTTGCCAACACCTTCGCGAAAATACTCGTTGAGGGGGGCAGCCTATTCGATGGCCTGAAGTCGCTCGCGCAGCAAACCGTCGAAGCGATCATTTCGTATTTCGAGAAGCTGGCGGTTATAAATCCGCTGCTGAACTCAATTTTCGGGAGCGCTGGCGGTAGCCTGTTGCCGACTCTTGGCGGGGGCGGCTCGTCTGGGTTGCTCGGCGGCCTATTCGGCGGCACGAGCGATGCAGGAGCGTCTGCCGGTAGCAATGCGAGCCTCTTCGGCACCGCGCAGGGCGGCGCTTCATTGTTCGACGCCGGCAAGAGTCTGTTCAGCGGCTTTTCGTCTGGCTTCCAGAACCTGCTGCTCGGCAATGGCGCTGGCGGTAGCGGAATTTTCGGCACCGCGATTGGCGGCGACTTCGGCAGTTCGTTCGCGCCGTCCATGCTCGGCTATGGCGCGGCGGGCCTCGGCGGCCTCTATGCC